TAATTCTTCTAAGCATGTCCGTGGTTGCTTCAGTCCTCCACGATGATAATTACTATGAGCGTAAGTATAATGAAAAATACGCTCGCATCCAGGAGTCCTCTAGTGGCTTGCTGGATGGGCTGACGACTTTCCGTTTTAGTTTGTCAGCCAATACCCAGTCCATGATTTTAAAATTTGTTCTTGGATTGGGCCTTTTATGCGTTACTTTGTCAGTGATATGGTATGTTTGTCGGGCTCTTCGCCGACGATTTCTTAACCTATTTACGCCTTATCGCTGTACTCGCATTTTAAATCTCTTAATGAAAGCTCCAGCTCTTCTTCCTGAGTCGGTTCGTACAACTTTTAACGATTTGCCCTTGTCTGAGGCAAAGCTTTCGCCAGATCATACACACCCATTGGCCGCTGCTAACCGTACTGCCGCATCTGATTTTATAGATCGATTAGCAGCTGTCCTTGGGCGCACCGCGTATTTTATTCAACGTTCACGCGGTGACGAACGAAATGATCGACAAGGTAGTAGAGAGTATTATTGGGCTAAAGACTTAACTGTTGCCCCATCTCCTCTTGTTATCCCCCGTAATCCTTTGGTTGCATTTGTTGACGTTGATCAATACTTACACATGGAGTCTTTCCTGTGTGCAAGTGCGCACCCAACAATACTCTACACGTTTCAACCTACTTCTGTTGCTCGTGTGGCTCCTAATTATAGTTATACTTTTGATGAGAGTAGTGTGGTTACCTATAATGTATCTGGGGGAGGTACATATTCTCATCAGGTGTGGAATTATAGCACTGACCATCTGGTCGTAGTTTACCGCACCTATTTCAATATTCCATGGCGAACTAGTACTTTTCTAGTTGATCGTCGCGCTACTGCTCAGGACCATGAGTTAATTTTATTAACACCATTAGGCAGTTGGTCCCGCTTAGGCGCCATCCTTAGTTCTCGTTGGTTAACCGGCCGGCATCTTAATCGATTATCTTTAGTCCGGGCTGGTTCAAAGAAACCTAGTGCCATGTTTCAATTCACCCCCACCAAATTATTTTTACGTTTAATGTCCAGTTCCACAACTGGTGTAAATATTTCTACTGGTATTCCAAATACCTATGCTGCTGCCACTATACCCGTTGTTCTAGATGACACGATTGCTTCCATAGCTCGTACTTCTAAGTACCCTTTAACTATGCCAACCGTGTTGTCATTTGTTGATGGTGATAGAGTAGCAGCATCTGTATTATTGGAATTCCATTCATATGGTATTAGCAATAAACCTGATGTCGTGTGCCCTGTTGCACAGAGTGTTAGACGATACCAGTTTTATCCACGCATTTTTGATCCAGTGGCTAAGCAGTCCGTTTTAGCTTTTATGTCACCACTTGTACATGCAGGTTTTGCACCTGATCGTTCCCTTGGGAACGAGCAAGCTTGTGTTGTTGATCGAGTTGAAAAATTTGCTAAAGAGGATTTGCCTATGTCCATATTTCTAAGTAAGGTCATGCGTGAATTTACCGTTTTGCTAATACCTGATAGGTTCGCTCATACGTTGGATCCTGTTGATGAAGATGAGCTTCTACGTCGTCAACATAGGCCTACTCAAAGACGTATTTTGGCCGACGCAGAGGCGCGTTCCTTATCCGGTCCTAAACGACGTATTGACATGTTTATGAAAGCCGAACCTACCTCTAAGATAGCACCCCCACGCCCTATCTCTAAAATTGATGGCGTTGATAAACGTAGATATAGCAAGTACCTTTATGCCTTTGAAAGTGTTTTAAAACGCCAGTCTTGGTACGCCTTCGGTTGCACACCTAAGGATATTGCTTTTCGAGTTTCTTCTCTATTGATTGATGCTAATATGGCCTCAACAACTGATTTTCATCGCTTTGATGGCCATGTATCTAATTTAATGAGAGAACTTGAGCAGATATGTCTTATGCGTGCTTTTCGAGAGCGTTATCATGCTGATGTGTCTGAGTTACATCGTGGCCAATATAATTTAAAAGCTTATGCCACTTTTGGCACTCAGTATAATACACTTTGTGCTCGTGCTTCAGGTTCTCCAGAGACTTCTTTATTTAACACTGTAGTTAACGCTTTTACGACGTTTTTGGCGTTAAGAATGTCTAAATTGGATGGAGTATATCTAACACCTGAATCAGCTTATTCTAGGCTTGGTATTTATGGTGGTGATGACGGCTTAACTGCTGATGTTGAGCCAGGTATTTTACGCAAGGCTGCTTTAATGGTGGGGCAGGAATTGGTTATTAAACCCGTACTCCGTGGTGATCCAGGAGTAATGTTCCTTGCTAGGGTGTATTCTCCTGATGTTTGGTTTGGTGATGTGAATTCATGCTGTGATATTTTTCGCACTTTGAGTAAGTTTCACATTACCGCCCGTCTTGCAACAAATGTTACTCCAACTATGAAACTCCTGGAGAAGGTTCGTTGCATGATGTTATCTGATGAGAACACTCCCATTATCGGGGAGTATTGCCGTGGCGTTGCGGCTTGCTTACCCGGACCAATCCATTATGACGCTAAGTGTGCTGAGGTTAGCACCTGGTTGTCTGGTTGGGATAAAGAGTTTCAATATACCAATGATCCAGCTGATTGGATGATTGAGTATGCCCAGAAGTCGTTGCCTGGGTTTAACTACGAAAGATTCAAAACGTGGTTGGCTGAGTCTGATACAGTGGATTTACTGTTAACTCCGCCAACTTTTCAGGAACCAACTGAGGCCAAATCGTCAGTCCCTGTCGTTATTGAAGATGCCATTTTACCACTTGGCGTAGTTATACCTGTTGAGGTTGTCCGACCAGAAGAGAAGAAGGTTCGGGACAATATTAAAATCTCAGCAGATATAAATGTGTTACCGGGGGGGCGTGTTTTCTCAGCGCTTAGTTCCCAGTCTGGTTCCCAAACAGCACAGCAATCGAAATCAATTGCTAATCAAGCTAAATTTGATAAATGGGCTAATGATAAAAAGATCGCCGGTACTTGGCGTGATAAACCTCTTAAGGTTAGGCGGGTGACTCCCCCTATCACCAGTACCGTAACCAGACCTAAAATGACTCCAGAACAGTTCGAAATCTGGAAGGCGGCCAAGCAGCGTGCTGGTACTTGGACGCAACGGCCTGTGGCGGGTGTAAGAGCACCAGCTCCAGCCGTTTCTTGAGCTTAGCTCATCTCGATGACGGGCTGGTTTGGCAGCCCGGTTACCGAGTTTTAACTCATTTTGTTTTATAGTTTAATGTCTAAACGTAATACTCGTAATATTCCTAAACCCCGTTCTATGCATCAACGTAAGCCTCGTCCCAAACCTCGGCCCGTTTATCAGCCTCCTAAGAGGTCTGTTAAGCCTAAGCGGTTTGCTGGTATGAGTTCTCGCGTTGGCGCAGGATTAGGTTCTACTGTAGGCCAATGGATTGCACCTGGGATAGGTGGTCCAGTTGGCGGAGCTTTAGGCTCCGGACTTGGTTCCTTATTTAGCAAAATCACTGGTGTTGGTGATTACAAAATTCAAGCCAATAGCCTAGTTAAGTCTGCTCCTGTTCCTTCTTTCGGTGAAAACTGTGTGCGTATTAAACATAAAGAGTACCTTGGTGATATCACCAGTAGTACTGCTTTTTCTAGTACCTCGTTTTCTTTGAATCCTGGACTCGCAGCAACCTTTCCTTGGCTATCTAATATGGCTGCTAATTATGAGGAATACTATTTCTTGGGTTTGGTTATAACATTTGTTAGTACCTCGGCTGACGCCTTAAACTCCACTAATACTGCCCTGGGTAAAGTTGCCATGGCCACGGATTACAATACTATTAATCCGCAGTTTACTAGTGTAGTGCAAATGTTGTCAACTGAGTTTTCTAACTATGGGAAGCCCAATGAAGATCTTTTACATGCCGTTGAGTGTGCACCTGGCCAACGTCCTACTCTTATGCAGTATGTTCGTGTTGGCGGTGTACCCACCGGTGCTGACGTACGTTTGTATGACCTAGGCAATTTTCAGATTGCTACACAAGGTATGCAAGCCTCCGCCAACATTGGTGGTATTTGGATTTCATACGATGTAATGTTGTGTAAACCTATTATAACTCAGTCGGCAGCTTTATTTGATCATTGGTATGCGTCTACTTCTTCTTCTACGACCACCTTGTCTACTACTAATGTTAATACTTCTACATCCCCTATAGGTTGTACAATTAATGCAACTGGTGTTATTTCATTCCCAACTACTGTCACTGCAGGTACATATCAGTTGGCTGTTTATGTATATGGTGATGGTAAAACGTCTATTAATTATTCCGCTTATCTGCATCTTTTGTCAATTGTATACCGTCTATTAATCCTTTATGGTGTAATAATGTTGCAGGTGTACAAGTCAATAGTCCTAC